AATGTAAAAACGGATGCGGAAGCTAAAAAAAAATTCGACCAACTGAAAGGGTAATGACCACACCGTTGTTTCTGCTTCGGTGTCTTCAAATCGGACTATCCCTACGGGACTTGGATTTGCTTACCGTAGGGATGGTCAACGATATTTTTGTTGAGCATATGAATGATGATTGCAACTATGCGACACTGGCAACGCAGGAAGACTTCGATAAGTTTTAGGAGAAGTCTGCTACAATTGCTTTTATGAAGTTATCCATATATTCATTGGCGCGTGCGATGGCTTGTTCATCTGTGCATGGCTTTTCGAATTGAAAGATGTTAGCCGGAGGACGAACCATACTCTTTGACCTGTCTTTTGAGTAGGAACGAATGCCAATAGATAACCACCAATGGTTCGGATACTCTTTCAGTATTACTCTTAGGTCACCTATTTCTGTGATGTAGCTACCATTTTGTTGTTTATTCCATGAAATCATGCGAATACCTCTTTTCTTTTGTTGTCTACATCATAGTACATATCGGTAAGAAAAAACAGTTACTTTTTGGTATTAGTTTTCGTTAGTTTTTGTTGGTTTTAGTAGGGGAGTGGAGTATAATAATAGTGATATTGTAGTGCGAAGGAATGCGCAAAATTTGAATTTGGTGGTGAGAAGATGAAAGATGTTATTAAAAATTGGCAAGGCATTTTATTGTGCTTCATGATTGCAATTCCATCATGGTTATTGGGAAAGCAGTTTGAAATTATTGGTGGTGCGGTAATTGCGATTATCGCAGGTATGATAATTACTTTATTCTGGAAAGAGAAAGGTGTATTTGAAGGAGGTATCAAATTTACTTCCAAGAAAATATTACAATGGGCAGTTATATTGCTTGGATTTGGATTAAACTTGGGTGTGGTATATCAGACTGGCATGCAGTCATTACCAATTATTGTGTGTACAATAGCAACCTCGCTTTTGATAGCGTTTGTGTTGCATAAGGTATTACATATTCCAGGAAATATTTCGACACTAATCGGCTGTGGTTCATCTATTTGTGGTGGTTCTGCTGTTGCAGCTACTGCTTCTGTAATTGATGCAGATGATGAAGAAGTAGCACAGGCGATTTCGGTTATTTTCTTCTTTAATGTGTTGGCTGCGATTTTATTTCCACCATTAGGAACAATACTTGGGTTCTCTACGACCTCGGGGGAGGCATTCGGTATATTTGCAGGAACTGCGGTAAATGACACATCTTCTGTTACGGCTGCAGCTTCGACATGGGATAGTATGTGGGGACTTGGAACTGCGACTTTGGATAAAGCAGTTACAGTAAAACTAACAAGAACTCTTGCGATTATTCCTATCACATTAGTATTGGCGTTTATCCGTACGAAACAGTCAGGGAAAGAAGGAAAGAAAGTGAATTTAAAGAGTATTTTTCCTTTTTTTATTTTGTATTTTATAGGAGCATCACTTATTACGACTGTAGCAGTTGGTTTTGGTGTACCATCAAGTGTATTTGCACCGTTTAAAGAACTTAGCAAGTTTTTTATAGTGATGGCAATGGCTGCGATAGGATTGAACACGGATATTGTTAAACTCATAAAAACAGGCGGAAAGCCAATTATTATGGGTGCAAGTTGCTGGGTAGGAATAACCGTAGTGAGTTTGATTTTGCAGAGCTTTATGGGAATCTGGTGAGAACGAAAATTTCAGGTTGTACCGCACTTTAATTTAATATTGATTATATAAGCACTTGCTACGGCAGGTGCTTTTTTCATGGAGTCTTTAAAGGCTCCTTTTTTTATGCCATGAAACGGAGGTGGAGAAGATGGCTTCCAAAAGAATACAGGGTATCACGGTAGAGATTGGTGGGGATACATCGAAACTGACGGCTGCCTTACGAGATGTGGATAAGTCATTGTCGACCACACAGGGGAATCTACGTGATGTAAATAAATTACTTAAATTAGATCCCGGTAATACAGAATTATTGGCACAGAAACACAGATTGCTTGGGGATGCGGTAAAGGAAACCAAGGAGAGACTGGAAACTTTAAAGACGGCAGCACAACAGGCAAATGAGCAACTTGCCAAAGGAGAGATTTCGCAGAATCAATATGATGCCCTGCAAAGGGAGATTATTGAAACAGAAGATAAATTAAAGAAATTGGAGAGTCAGGCAAGCCAGTCTGCGGTAGCCATTCAGAAGATTGGACTTGCTGGAGAAAACATGAAGACTCTTGGAAATAACATCTCCGGGGTAGGGGAGAAACTACTCCCGGTAACGGGTGCAGTAACTGCTCTTGGAACAACGGCAGTAAAGGTGGCATCCGATTTTGATTCTGCAATGAGTCAGGTGGCAGCAGTATCTGGTGCAACCGGGGATGAACTGGAGCAGTTACGTGATAAGGCAAGAGAAATGGGTTCTAAGACCAAGTTCTCTGCATCCGAGGCAGCAGAAGCCATGAACTACATGGCAATGGCAGGTTGGAAGACTTCGGATATGTTAAGCGGTATCGAAGGTATTATGAACTTGGCAGCTGCTTCCGGAGAAGACTTGGCAACGACTTCTGATATCGTAACGGATGCTCTTACTGCATTCGGACTTACAGCTGCCGATTCCGGACACTTTGCCGACATTTTGGCAGCTGCCTCATCCAATGCAAATACAAATGTTTCCATGATGGGTGAGACCTTTAAATACTGTGCGCCGATTGCAGGAGCATTGGGGTTCTCGGCAGAAGATACCGCAGAAGCAATCGGTCTGATGGCAAATGCAGGTATCAAGTCCACACAGGCAGGTACTGCAATGCGAACCATGATGAACAATCTCGCAGGAGAGGTTAAGTTCACGGGAGCAGCATTCGGAGAGATGCAAGTGCGAACTACCAATGCCGATGGCAGTATGAGGGAGTTGAATGACATCCTTGCAGATTGCCGTGTGGCTTTCAGTCAGATGAGCGAGTCGGAAAAGGCTGCCAACGCAGAAGCACTTGTAGGAAAGAATGCCATGTCAGGATTCCTTGCTGTTATGAATGCTGCACCTGCGGATATTGAAAAATTAAACAGTGCCATAAAAAACTGTGACGGAACGGCACTTGGTATGGCAGAGACCATGCAGGATAACTTGGCAGGTCAGTTAACCATATTGAAGAGTCAGCTTGAGGAACTTGCCATTTCCTTCGGAGAAATGCTGATGCCCGTTATCCGGGATATTGTTTCTTGGTTACAGGGATTTATTGATAAGTTAAACAGCATGGATGAAGGCACAAAAGAAATGATTCTGAAAATCGGTCTTTTTGTGGCAGCACTCGGACCGGTACTAATCGTCATCGGAAAAGTTATTAGTGCTGTTGGAACAATCCTTACCATCGTTCCAAAGGTGGCAACTGCCTTTGGTGCGGTTAAGACGGCTTTTGCTGCCCTGAGTGCTGTATTTTCAGCCAATCCTATCGGTTTGGTGATTGCTGCGGTGGCCGCGTTGATTGCTATATTTGTGAGTCTCTGGAATAACTGTGAGGGATTCCGTGATTTTTGGATTAATTTATGGCAGGGCATCAAAGATTTCTTTGTCGAAATTTGGTCGGGTATCAAATCCGTGGTCTCATCCGTGACCGATTTTATACAAAATAATTGGCAGTCACTGTTCCTGTTTCTGGTTAATCCGGTGGCAGGATTTTTTAAATTGCTCTGGGATAACTGTGAGGGATTCCGTGATTTCTGGCTAAATTTATGGGAGGGCATTAAAAATGTCTGCTCGTCCGCTTGGTCTGGAATCTGCTCACTTGCTTCGTCTGCATGGTCTGGAATTACCCAGTCGGTGAGTTCCGCTTGGTCGAGTATCAAGTCTGGTGTGAGTTCCGCAGCCTCATCGGTGGAAAATTTTGTCCGCCAGAGTTGGAGTTCCATTAAGTCAAATACATCGGAAGCATGGTCGAATGTGAAGCAGGGTATCAGTTCTGCATGGCAGAATATACAGTCCGGTACGAGCCAAGCCTTATCCAATATCAAGAACAGTGTTTCTGAAGGTTGGAGCAGACTAAAAGAAAATACCATTCAGGCATGGGGCAGCATAAAGGAAAACATCAGCCAGACATGGAGCAATATCAAGGATGGGGTGTCTTCGGCGGCTTCTTCCGTGAAGGAAGCGGTTTCTAATGCTTGGGTAGCCACGAAGGAGAATACGGCTCAGAGGTGGAGCGAGATTAAGGACACGGTTTCCTGTATCAGTTCTGCTATCAAGGATGCGGTATCAGATTTTGGAGAAAATGTGAAGAATATTGCTTCCAATTTGTGGGAGTCCGTGAAGGGAACATTTCAGTCTGGGCTTGATTTTGTCCACGATTTGGCAACGAATAAACTGTCATCGTTGGTGGAGAATACAAAAAATTTCTTCTCCAATATGGTATCCGACACTCAAAATCGACTGGAAGATATGAAGACTGGATTTTCCAATGCGTTCTCAAATATTGTATCCGGGGTGAGCAATGCGGTGGGCAATATCCAAAACGCTCTGTCAAACGTGTTTTCATCTATTAAGAACGTATTTTCCAACATTGTGTCTAATGCGTTCAGTTGGGGTAGGGATATCATCGGAAACTTGATTTCCGGTATTACTTCTAAGATTAGCAGTTTGGTTAGTTCCGTAAAAAACGTGGCATCGACCATATGGGACTATCTGCATTTCTCGGAACCGGAGAAAGGTCCGTTATCCGACTTCCACACGTATATGCCGGATATGATTGACCTTTTGGGAAAAGGTATCACTGACAATCTGCATAACTTAAAAGCACCGATGACAGCACTCGGAAATGCACTGACACCGATGACTAACGGAATGCAGTCTGTCACGGGTGACAGCACTGGAGCAGAAGGTAACGGCAAATTGGATGCCATGAGTGATGCCATTGTTCGTTACCTGCCTAGAATGGCAGAGAGCAAAATCGTTCTGGATTCTGGTGTTCTTGTTGGAGAGTTATCTGACGGTATTAACAGGCAACTCGGAAAGGCGTATGTGTAATGAGAAAATTCAGATTGATAAACGGACAGGGAGGGAGTTTCGACCTTAACAGGAAGGACTCCTTTTTTCATGAAATAAAAGGATTCGGTTTTGATGATGCAACGGGATATGAGCGGATAGGACGTGATTTCTATCCGCTTGAAGAGATTCTTTCACAGGGAAAGATTGAGGGAAAGATACTTTTTGCAGGAGAAAAACCGTATGAGACTTACAGGGA